CCACCTTTTTTAAACAAGATGTTTGTATTGTATTCTGGCTCACGTGCTTGTGCTTTAAGATCAAAGCCTTGGGCATACACGGGCATACCAAGAGGATTGAACATCTTAGCAAACAGGTTATCTAGTACGTCTAATAGTTTCATGGTTATTCCTTAAATTTAACTTTGGATATGAGGTGGTTGAACACACGCTTAACTTCTTCTACTGAGTAGATGTAAGTAGAATATGCTTTCACACCTTCCATCTTACGGCCTACTCTGATTGTTTGTTCAGAGGCGTAGTAGTGTTCTAGGGGTAGGTTATTCTCAACGCTGATTTTACCTGTTTGAACAGCTAGCATCCACATCGCTCTGCTGCCCCTATGTTCTGGTAAAACGTATAAGTAGTCGTTACCGACAGTAGGAGTACGTAGTCCAAAATAAGTATTGAATATGTAACTGGACATACCAATTACTTTATCATCTCTTATTGCTAAATACACACACCAATGGTAGTCAATAAATTCATCTACGTTAGCTGTGCCATCACCAAATAATTCTTGGCTAAACTTAATAAGTAAATCATTAAGCTCTTGCTTATACGCATTTGAGTATAGTTTTATTTCAACAGCAGCCATTATCTTTCATTCCGTTCTATTAAGTCCTTAATAACTCGTAGAACATCTTGCTGTCCAAGTAGCCTTGCTAAGTCTGTTTCTTTAATTTGTGATTGTGGTAATCTATCTGGAAACTTCTCTTCAAGTTGTCCAATTAATTGCCGTAGAACGGCTGGTGCTATATTCATAGTGCCTCCCTAACTAGCTGAGATTACTCATTTATCTTAGATAGTCGTTTCATTTAAAGCTGTCCATTCAGCCACTACTTTAGGTTCCTCTGGCGGATTCCAGAGGACTATTTCGGTTCCATTATATTGGTGCATATGGGCTAATCTCATAGTCCACAAGGCTTCGTCTGCTGTTTGCTCCTTACTTTCGTATGTGTCAATAACAACATTCCACATCTCTAACTCTGTCTCACAATCTTCTAGCAGCTTTGCGGCTTTTACTGCCCCAATGCCAGCACAGCCTTTGTAGCCATCCGTAGCATCCCCCATAAGGGTCTGAAAGTATGCGTACTTGATTGCGTCAAACTCGTCCACAGTCACCTCCTCATCACGTCCATAGTTGTAATGCGTACCGACAGTCTGATACAAAACATCTTTGTCGATAGCACACAGTAGGTAGTCTTCTGGGTTCTCAGTTTTTAAATGCACAACATAGTCGTCTGCCTCAATACCGTCTGTGGTGTGACAGTCGTAGTTGGCTAACGTATATGCTAACACTTCCTTAAAGCCTTCTGGCTTACGTGAGGCTTTTCTGTTAGCCTTGTAAGAGATTGGAAAGCTGTGTCTGAAGTTGACACCCCCAGAAAATACTAACTTGGCACTGTCACAGCCTGTGGCAAAAACAATGTTTGACACAAGCTGATCTAGAGTAGCGTAGCAGACGGTTAGGTTAGTGTCGTAAGCAATATCTTTTTCCTGTTCGCTACCCGAAAGTACCTCGCATTCATTCCAATATGTTTTATCTTCAATTGCAAACCCAACTTTATAGATAAGTGAATCAGCGTCTACTAATGCTATCATGTTTATTCCTCTTCAGTTTCTTCTACATATGACTCTTCAATGTCGTTTATAACGTCTTGCACTTGATCGTGTGTGACTAAGCCGTTGTTATCTAACGCAAGTTGAACTGTTTTATCAATAATAGAATAGCCTTGCTCGGCGTTGAAGTAGTGAACACCCGCTCGGTTTGTAATCTCTGCGATATAACTGTTCATAAACTTCATAGAATTGTTAGCACCACGTGGCTCTTCCAAGGTGTGTGCTACGTCCGTCAGGTACGATACGCTGTACTCTGAGTAGAGTTGAACAAGCTCAAGCAGGGTGTCTTCAGCTATCAAGGCTAGCTCTGTCTCGTCCTCTGGTTGAGGCTCTGCCATCATCTTGTCGATGGTTATCAGAAAGTCCTCTTGAATCTCAAGACGCTTTCGAGTATTGAGATTGTTGTACGCTTTTAGTAAACTCATTTGTGTCTCCTATCGACTTGCCAAAAGGCTCTTTCGTTTTGCTGGTGTGTTGCTAGTAGTTGTTTCAGAGGACCAACCACCACAGCTATTACAATGGAAGCGTTGAAACTTACCTTTGTTAGTATGGTAGAAACCACGCTTTGTGAGATCGTCACTGTCGCACTTAGGGCAGCGGCGTGATTCGTCGTCGTCGTAGCTAGCAAGAGTAGGGTGGCTCGGCATCCAAGGGCGTAGTACAAGATACAATTCCTCAAGAGAAATAACATCCATACAGTTGTACTCGTACATTTCCTCCCAAGCTTCTTCGTTACCTGCCATACACTCGTTCCAAAGCTTCCATCCAGAAAACTTACTGTGGGATAGCTTCTTATTAGAGCATAGTACGTCAGTCAGATACGCCAACTTGTTAGACGTAAACTTAAATGTACGCTTTGCTACTTTCAAAGTGTCGATGCTTTTGTACGGGCTGGGTGGTGCTAGTCCATTCAACAACATACGTGCATTGATCTTAGGGATGTCAAAGCGATCACCATTGTGAGCAACTACAAAGTCTGCTTCGTCAAGTAAGTGGTGTAGGTCAGACAGTAGTTGGTAGTCATCACCAATATTATTGCGGCAGTCGTTATAGAAGACACCTTCTTCGTCTAGCCACTTGGCAGAGTATGACATAATAAACCAGTCATTCTCAATTTGATCTAGCGAGATGTTCTGTTTCCACAACGCCCATACCTTCCCCATGATAGGGGATGTCTCAATATCTACAATTAAAGTCTTAACCAATTTTCTTACTCCATCTCTCTTTTACATTTGCTGCGGTTAACCACATGTCCTTACCTTTTAGAACATCGTTAATCTCTTTATCGCTCAAGAATTTTTTATAGATTTCTCGAAACGTGTTCTTTAGGTCTTTGTCGTTAAAGTTAATAAACTCTAAGACTTCGTGTCCTTTCCCCTGCGTACCTGTAGAATAGTTGTGGATCATAAAGTGTGTGTAATCCTCAACCTCCATGTCGTTACACGTCAGTGCAATGATAGTACCAGCGGATGCTACTGTGCCCGTTAGACGGGCTACTACATAGGCCTTTGATCGTTTGATAGCAGCTACAATCTTAAACGCGCTGTCTATCATCCCACCTCCAGTGTTGATGTGTATGATGACCTTATCACCTTCTACTGCATTCTCCAGTAAGAAACACATTTCGTTATAGTCACTTGGTTCTGAAATCTCTCCTGAGATATAGCAGTGGTATATAGTGTCGTGCTGCACGATTGGAACTGAACGGTCCCAGATCGTAGGTTTCTTAGGTGCAAAAACCTTAGACAAGTCTATAGTATAATCAGCCATAGTAGTCTCCTTTATTTATATTAGTAGCCGTAGTCGCCAGACATGCCAGCAACAGAATAGTCTGTCACACGCTTCTCAAAGAAGTTAGCATGAGAGCTACCATTATTTAATACGTCCATCCAAGGTAGTGGGTTTTCAGAACGCTCGTAGTTAGGCTTCAGACCAATCTGTAGTAAGCGGCGGTCTGTTATGTATTCGAGGTAAGCTTTGACTTGGCCTTTCGATAAATCCTTCGGGCTGTAAGAACCGAAAGCGAAATCGACAAACTTCTTTTCCATGTCAACAATACTTCTAGCCATGTTGTAAATGTGCATTTTAAACGTGTCGTCAATCGCTTGGGGATTTTCTTGACACCAAGTGCGAAAGAGCCAAGCGTTGCCTTCAACGTGTAGAGTTTCGTCACGAAGAGACCACTCATTGATGGTACACATGCCCAAGTATTTGCCATGCCGTTCAAAGTTTTTGAGCATAACAAAGCTACCGAATAGAGAAATGCCCTCAAGTAAAATACCTTTCGCTAATGAAAGTCCAAAGTTATCTTTGAACTGGTTGTTCTGCATATACGAATCTTTCTCAAGTGTCTCGCTATGCTTTAGGAAGTCAGTGTAGTATGAGTCTGGGAAACCCAAGCTCTCGTTCAAGTGAGCGTAGCCCTCTTGGTGAATAAACTCACGTGCCATAAAGCTGGTGAGCATCCCTCGAACTTCGTTATTCTTTAACGTGTTGATTAGTGGTAGGTAGCCAGCAGCAACATTAAAGTCGCTTTGCGTAAAGATGGACAAAATATTTTTTATAAATTCTCGTTCTTCGTCTGGCGCTGCACGAAAGTCCTCAACGTCTCGTGTCATCTCTACTTCTTTTACCACCCAGTGAATGTCTTCTGACTGTAGGCGGTAGTCCTCCGCTTGTTGGTAGCGGAGGGGTTTGTATGTTAAGCTTTTTTCAGTTAGCATTTTCTATCCTTGACATGCCATGCACTCATCCAATTCACCTTGGACACCTGATTGTCCATCCTTGAGAGCGTCACGTTTGATTTTTACATTTACTTGTTCTGTCTTGCGGCTTGATTCTGTACGCAAATAGTACAGGCCTTTAAGTGGCTCACCAACATCGTTAGCAGGTTTAAAAGCAAGTCGGTGTACTGTGTTAACGTGGCCTTTGTCAGCACCTGATGGAAAGAATAGGTTGACTGATTGACCTTGGCATAAGTAGCCTTGACGGGCACGTGCGTGTTCTACAACCCAACGCTGATCCAACTCAAAGGCTGTCTTGAAAACATCTTTGGTATCGTCAGTGAGGAAATCGAGGTGCTGTACAGAGCCATCGTTAGCCATGATAGAGTCCCAAGTCTCGTCGTTGTTCTTGCCCATCTTGCGTAGTACTAGCTCAAGTGCTGGTGTCTTAACTAGGTGACTACCAACACGTGTCTTGTGTGTGAAGCAGTTAGAAGCCCGTGGCTCAATGCTTGGTGATACCCCTAGGATAATACTACTGTTAGCGTTAGGTGCTACAGCAAGCAAGTGTAAGTTACGAACACCGTAGCCTTCGCCGTCTGGTGCCTCGCCACGTGTCTGTGCTAGTCGTTCTGTCGCCCCTAGTGCTTTAGTCTTAATGTTCTTAAACATATTCTTGTTCATGCTTAATGACAAAGCTGACTCAAACGGCATGTTGTGTTCCATCAAGTAGTCATGGAAGCCCATAGCGCCTAGGCCAAGACTACGCTCACGTTTAGCAGAATAAATAGCTCGGCTTAATTCGCTTGGTGCGTGGTCAATAAAGAACTGTAGTACGTTGTCTAGCATTTCAATTAGATCACCAACGAAGCGGTCATCGTCTTTCCACTCATCATACTTAGCTAAGTTAACGGAAGACAAACAACAAACTGCTGTACGATCTTCTGCTGTAGGTAGGTGTATCTCGTTGCAGAGGTTACTACCATTGATACGCAGACCCCTAGCTTTCAAGGCTGGGTGCATCTTGTCGTTAGCTTCGTCGAGGTTGTTGATGTAAGGCTCACCAGTGCGGAAACGGGCCGTTAGGATTTCTTCCCAAAGGTCTCTAGCACGTACAGTCTCAACAACTTCTTTTGTGTGTGGGTCTATCAAGCTCCAATCAAGATTGTTATCAACAGCGTCACTAAAGGCACGTGTAATGTTAACACCATGATGGAGGTTAAGGTTCTTACGGTTCAAGTCACCGCTTGGTGTACGCATCTTAATGAACTCAATAATCTCAGGGTGTGAGATGTCAAGGTAAGCGGCGTAGCTACCACGGCGTGTCTTGCCTTGGCGGTAAGCAACCATGTCTGCATCTACCGTATGTAGAAATCCGTTAACCCCCGGAGTTTTGTCTGACATTGATCGTACATCTGACCAATGACCACCTACTCCACCACCTTTAACAGACAACCAACGCTCTTCTGTAGTGTGGTCACAGAGGCCTTTGATGCTGTCGGGTACATAGGTTAGGAAGCAGCTAATAGGCATCCCTTTAGGCGTCTCTCCAGCGGCGGGTGCGTTGCTCAAGATAGGTGAGCTAAACATAAACCATTCTTTGTTTAAGTAGCTCTGGATACGTGAGCTATGCTCTGCGTCTGTTGCAAAGCAATCGGATGCTCGTTTGTATGCCTCTTCGATTGACTCGTTAGGGCGACAGTAGTGTTTGTTTAGTAATTCTTTTGCAAAATCAAGCATCATAGTCCTCTAAGATCATTTCAAGATAATGGATTGCTTTCTCAATATCTTGTTTTCCATTTTTATTTTTATGTCGGCAGACGTATTTAACTACGTTTGCTTCGCGGTAGGATAAGTCGTTCTCAACGATAAACTCAATAGGCTGAATAGGCATAATGTAGTGTTGACCACCTACCTGCTTCCACTTACCTGTTAGTATCGTGTCTTTAACTGGCCACTTCATATCATAGTGCCTACTACTTGCTTACACATCGCACATCCTTTCTGCATTAGAGGAAGCCACGTCACCCTCTTTAATAAAGACACCGTTACTGTTTAGATAACCCATACGGTCTTTGATGTCGTCGTAGGCAAACGTAAAGCACTCAGTCAAATCAGTATTTGATAGTGATGCAATATTTGTGAGGACTACCAAGCAGTCTCCAATGTCGTCTCGAACATCACGTCCTTTTGCAATGTTATCTGCAAGCTCTCCCATCTCGCTAACAAGTTTTAGAAACTGTTGGCTTGCGGTTGAGTTATCTAAGATACCACGTTGTTGTGACCAATGAATTACGTTAAGC